ACCATACTTCTTAAAGTCAAGGTCTTTTGTACTAATTGTTCCATCGAGTTCGGGTGTTTCATCTATTACTCTATCTATCCTATCTTCATGATTACCAAGAAGCATAATCTTTCTTGATCGTCTACCATTGAGACCTTTGTTAAACTTTTCTAATGCATTATGTGCATGGTCAATATCTTTTCGGTATCTTCTACCCTCAAAAGATTTCTTTCCTTTATCATAGCTAGATAAGGAATCCATACTTGCGAAATCCCCCATGCATATTATGGTATCGGGCTTTAATTCATGAGCCATCTTACCTGCCCATAAAAATCTATCATTGCTTGCCTTCGGGGTGCAATGAGGATCCCCTATTACTAAGTGTGTTGCCATTAATGTAACTCCTTCTTGCGTTTACGTTTTAAGTATTCTAAAAAATCAATAATATTTTCTGTGTCATCTATGCGTGCCTTTTCATTTATACCTCCATTTTCTTTTTTATATTTAGCATCATCTGCAAATCCTTTTATTCCTGCTAGAAAAGCAGTGTGAGGATCTGAGGTTGCCATCTTTATCATGCCACGTGCTATGGTGGAACACAATTCATATTGCTCATCTGTCATTTTATTTTTACTATCTAATAAAATACCACAACTAAAACCTTTATCCCAAGGATGTATAATAACTTTAATAGAATTTAAAATATCAAATTTTTTAGTCATATAAAATATCTCTAGGCACGGGCAAGAAATAGACCCCTCGAACTATTCCCCACCCAATACAATTAAGCATCATCCTTTCTAGGATTATTTACTTCAGTATACCAAACCCACTTAGGGTTTTTACCTTGTGATTGCTGTTGTGGTAGCAACTGCAATTTCTTTCCCCAACAAGGAACTTTATACGGGCAGAATCCACACACCATACCCAAAGTTTTATTCCCTGTTTTTTTAGTTCTAAATGTTTCCTCAATTTCACTATAACATTTTTTAAATGGAACATTATCTTTTAATGCTTTGAAATTATTTTGTGCATTAGATAGTGCCTCAGTTTTATAGTGGTCATCAACAAGTGGAGTCTCACAAACTACCCACTCACCTGTAGATTTATTAACTACAATCCACCCACCAAAAGGTACCTTCTCACTTTCTGAATATAAATAACCTTGTGATACATATCCAAAAGCATCCTCTTTAACTACCTCCTCAAAGCCACCCGATGCTCCAAACTTTTTTTCAAAGGCATAAGGTGACGCACTCTTAATATCCCAAACCTTCTTATCAATTTTAACATCATACCTACCTTCAATTTCGGACTCACCGAACTTATACTTAACATTTTTTTGCTCATCTTCTATAACTACTCCTGCTGATTTTAAAACAAAGATTGATAGTGCTTCAATTAAATCTCCAAAAGTATTTCTCATCTTTGCATTATAAGGTTGACCTTCTCCTTTTACATTCTTTGCTTCCATCTGTAATTGGCACAAGGGTCTACCTATGTTAGACATTCTCGCTTTAAATTTATCCCTGCGTTTCTCTGAGAACTGTCTTCTTAGTGAGACCTTACAAGCCTCACCAAATTCTTCGACTAGTTTCTCAGAGATTTCGCCAGGATCTTTTGAGACCTTATCTAAATATAACTGTACTTTAGAGAGGATATCTGTCATTAGTTAGACAATACCTCCGCTGGATCTTCTACATTAGAAATTACAGTAGCTGAGTCAGCATCTTTTTTTGTATAGTTATTCTTCTTAGCATCGTTATAGAGAGAAACAACTTGAGCATTTTCCGTGTTAATAACTTCTTGGAATACACCCAATGTTTCCATTTCCTCTTTAGACATTTCTAAGTTAGCATCAGCATTAACAGATATTTCGGGTGTGTAATAAACATTACCGCCCTTCTTCTGTCTTTTAGAATCAATTGAAAACGTACAAGTAAACATTAGTTTCTTGCGTTTATTAATTTGATCTAAGGCAGAACCTACAGGAGCAAATGCTGTTCCTGTGACTCTCCATAACACAGGCAAGTTAGTCACTTCATGGTCTTCACCATTGGCTTTCTTACCCTTAAACGATAACAAACCATAGAGTAATCTATAGCATCTTATTGTTCTTTGTTCAGCTAATTGTTCGGGTGTTAGTGATGGTCTTTCCTTGAAAGGAATCTTACCACACTTTGTTCCGCCCAATATATCTATCGCTTCTTCTTTCCAGTTCTTGAAAATAATAGAACGATTTACATACTCACTTTTCTCAGGATCATAATGCATGTACTGCATCGCACTGATAAAAGGTCTGAAGGTAACAGGTTTACCAAAAACATTCTGACCTACAGTTGAGTCGTAGGTAAATAAATGTCCAACAGGTAATTGATTCCCATCATCATCTTCAGGTGAACGATTGATTCCTAATCGAGGAATGTTTACTCCTCTATTAGACCCATCGTCCTGCCCAATGGCTTGCATAATTTGCTCATCGGACATGTTACTCATGTTTGCTACTTCATTTGTTTTCATATAGCCTCCTTATTGTTAGTTATTCTTATATCATACTTTAGGGGGTATGTCAAGTGTTATTTTAATATAATTCCTCAATAATAAAACCTATACACATCCATAAAATAAGTCCTATGCCTATTATCTCTAACATATTTTAGTCTCCCCATCGGTCATTTCGCAAGGTAACCCATCCATACGAGCGAACCACATCATATAACTTTGTAGTTCCTCATTGTTATTTATATATAACATAGTAGGGCTGCCCTCAAAGTCTTGCTTTAGTTGCTGAAGTTTATCATAAGCTTTCTCTTGCTCATCATCACCCCAATCATCTATTCCTTTATCAAGTATTGGTACTTCCATTTGTCCTCCTATTATTAAAATGGTACATCAACAGTAACATCATCCTTATTCTTAGATGATGGTAATGTCATTCCTACAACGTGATAGCTAGTATTTTTTTCTTTTGTAGCTTCAGCTATATCATTGTATTTTTCTGCAACTGTATGTGCTTTATCACTATCAGCTACGATTGATTCAATAGCAAAGTACGGATCAGTATTATAACCGAATTCACGTACTCTGATTATTAGATTTGTTCTTCTCATGTGTTATACCTCCTTTATATCTAACCAATTATATCCCATCTTGAGGTCTGTGTCAAGAGGAACGTTAAAATTAATTCCATAATACTCTTTCAATGCGGGTATTACAGAAGCCGTACCCTGTTTAAATATCTTACTCATTACAGCTTCTTCACCAGGATAAACATCAGCCACAACAGAATCATGGACAGTGTTAATAAGTAAACTCTTTACCTTTTGTTCTTTCATTAGTTTATATATTTTTATACAAGATAATGGTACAATGTCTGCAGTTGCAAGACCTTGTACAGGGTAATTTTTTATTTGTGTACTATAACTAGATCCACCCCAAGGCATGCGTTCAGCATGTGGAAAGGAATATTCTCTACCTGTTGGTAGCTTAAGTGTTTTAAATTTAATAGCCTGTGTTTGTAATTCTTCATGCCATTTAGATATACCCTTATACTTCTCTGCAAATTTTTTATAATATCTTTTCTCTTCTTCAGTACCTGTTGTACCACCATACAGAGGTTTAAAGGTATGTGCCTTTGCATCTTGCCTAGACACACCGATAATTTCAGCAGTGTAAGAATGAACATCTATTTTATTTTTTATATCTTCCATACCTTGTTTATCTTGTGCTAAAAATACAGCTGTTCTAAATTCTAATTGTGCAAAGTCTACCTCAAGTATACTACCACCCTCAAATCTAGAGTCAACTACCTTACGAATAGGAAAGGTCTTACCTCGTGGTTGGTTTTGAAAATTAGGATCACGACTAGATAATCTAGCTGTAGCTGTTACTGCTTGCATAAACTTAGGATGTAATAAACTATTTTCATTTGTAAAAGATTTAATACCATTAACAAATGTATGTAAGTAAGTATCAATTGCATTGTGCCTAATGATTGCATCTATAAATTCTTTTAACTCACCCTCAGCTTCTCCTACAATTTTAGTTAGCGTAAGTCTGTCTGTTCTAAAGCCTGCCTCAGCTACATCGTATACACTTCTAGGTCTTTGATTAAACCCAGCAACTTTAGCCAATCGACTATAAGTAAACCCATCACCATTACATGTAGCACACTTAGTATATTTCTTATAAGGTGTACCATCAACTTTAATTTTTTTAATTACTCCCTTACCATGACAATAATTACATTGCTCTGCTGTAGTTTTATAAATAACTTCTGTGTTATTACTAACTAAGTCTCTAAATTTAATTCGTGAAAATTGTGGTCGTCTTTTATTTTTACCTGTCTGTTTGTCAATACCTATATTAAATAACTTAGACCAAACATCTTTACTTCTAGGTTTTTTAGAATAGATTACCCACGATAATTGCTCGGGACTTGCTAGGTTAATTTTTGTATCACCCATTTTTTCATAGACAATCTTATCAATCTTCTGTCTTAAGTAAGCAAACTCAGCACGATATTGTTTCTCTACACTTTGAAGTGTATCTAAATTAATATGTATACCGTTACGTTCCATATCAGTTAATACAATTAAAAATTCATTCATCATTTTAATTGTTTTTAATAAGCCTCTATTCTTTTCTAATCTTAGATCATCCATTTGAGAATCAAATAATTTTCTAGTAATTTCTACATCAACACGACCATATTCTTCTACTATATTTTTAGGAATGTTTTCAAATGACACACCCAAATCCATAAATTCTTTTATCCTATCATCTTTAGATCCAATCTTCCTTCGTTGACAGCACATTTGTAATGTTAAACTCTTACGTATACCACGATTTAACACATACTCACCTAGCATTGTATCATAAACTCTACCCTTGTATTTAAATCCTGCTTCTAATAGCCAAGTCAAATCAAATTTAATATTATGTCCTACTAATAACGTAGTCTGATCTAGTATAGCTTGTATTTTATAATAGCAACCCTCATCAATTCGTTCACTATGGTTAGTGAAATAATACTCATCATTAATTCCTACACTTACCAGTATATTTTTAGGATTAAAAGGTAATGGATCCATACCACCATGCTCTGTCTTTTGATAGGAAGTTTCTACGTCTACTGTGCTAATCATCATACCTACTTATATATTTATCAAGAGTACAAGATGGATCACCATGCCACCCTGTAATTTTATTCTTACTTACATTTAATACTCTCATATTATTTGTTGGGTCATTGGAAGTTCTATTACCAATACCAATAATTAAATCAGCTTCAGCAGCTTTGCCTGTCTTAGAGTTCTCCATCATATCAAATGATATATGATCTCTGTTATGTGCATCAGCAGATGCCTGTGATATAGCAATTACAACACAACTTCTTCTCTTTGCTATCTCTCGTGCACCTGTATATATAGCCCTTAACTTCTCATCTGTCCTTGCGTATGTACCCGATACATTAATTTTATCTAACTGATCTATCACAATGATATCAGGTTTATAT